GTTCTAGTTCTTCTAGCAGCAGTAGTAGTGGTAGCAGTTCTTCTTCTGGATCCTCAGGTTCTTCTGGATCCTCAGGTGGAGGTTACGGAGGAGGATATTAATACCAATCCGATCTATCACATCCCCATCGCTTAACTTCTGTTGAGTGAAAACGATCCTGCATGTATCGTATGACTGCTTTGTAGTCTGTGTTTGGATTACATGAGAATAGATCACACCTAGCAACGTTATCTTCAGGCCATGTGTGTATGCTTATATGACTCTCTGCAAGTAATGCATAACCAGTAACACCCTGAGGTTGAAACTTATGGGTGTCAACTTTCAATAGTTCTAACTTACCAATCTCTGCTGCTTCTATCAAAGTTTCTTTGATGTACTCTTCATCATCCAATGTAAGAGTGAATAAGCATCCTTTTAAGTCGAATAAGACGTGTTTCATAGGATTTCATCCATAATAAATTTCTTTGTTAATACTGGTTTACCGAATAGATCTAGTTGTAATCCGTCTGCATCTACAAATCGGTCGTCTTCTTCGTTCTTTCTATGATGTTGCCAGTAATAACTTCCATCTTCTCTACGATATAACCAACTAGTGTCGTGTGAAGTGATGGGGAAGCATGCAATACACGTTTGCTTGTGTTGCCAACAGGGATCGATTGCTCGTTTTTCATACTCAGTCATCCGTATAGATTCGCATTATAATGCTTTCTAGGAGGCACATAGGTTACATTTGGTACTACTTTAACCTTCAAATAGATTCTCAGTAGTTGTTCAGAGGAGAGCATAAAAAAAACTTAAGGGGTCAAAATTTTGGCGGGATTTTTTTGGGGGGTCTGGGGAAATAAAAAGTCATTTTCGGATTACGACGACATCCCCTTCGTCATCATCGTCATCTTCTTCATCATCATCTACAAATCCTCTGAAGACTAGCAACTCTTCTCCACTCTGGACGTCTGACATCTCAGGGTGTACGTTTCTAGTTCTCTTTATAGGTTTATCCATCTCTTCAATCACTGAAGTCATACTTTTAAAAGTAAAAGCAAAAGTAGCACCACAAAGTGCTACAAAGAAAATAAGATAGATAAACACCATAAAGTCATTCATCGCTGCAGAAGTTTTTGTATTGGAACCTGTTTAATTAAATCTAGTTTATCTATGATATCGTTCTCGATCCTGTCAACAATGTTAACATCGATGTCCATGAACGGTGGGATGATTCCTAAGATGCGAAGAAGTCCATCCAGAAACAATGCCAAGGTTGTGAACCCTAGAATCATAGAGATGACTGTAGCATCTCTATTATGTTTCCGCATAGACTCTTCGTCAATTCTTCGTGCCTCATCTACTGCTTCCTTAATGAGTTTGTCAACTTCATCTTTAGTGTAGCAGTGCTCTGCTTTAATATCAGAGAATCGATGTGGCATTGAATTAACCTCCGTCAATTTGGCAACCTGCCATTGCACCTCCGACTATACCGAGGGGAATGGACCAGATATAAGCATCGTTTTCGGAGATTGCTGCTGCTCCTGCGCCACCTAGTAACGCTCCAATCGCTGTACCTTCCCGACAATCATTAGTGTCAGGTTCGATGTGAGAGTCATCAAAGTATCTTCGACGTCCTCTACATGGAATTTGTACATCATAAGAATCGTACTCAATCCAACCCCTGCTGTAGGGGTTTCCATTAGAACCAGGGGGATGATAGATCTCCTTGGTTACTGTTTTAGTACAAACCTCATCACGATAGTAATGTCTGTAACGAGGACCCCCTGCCTGAGCAGGGAGGGTCAACGATGATGCCATTAAGATGGCAGCAAGAGTGAATTTCATTCTTCTTCAGCGAGTTTAGAGAAGTAAGACAGAGCATCTTCTTCAGTATCTACAGGTGAGGAAGCAACTGCTTTCTCACGGAAGTCATTGACTTCTGCACCCCAGTTGTTAGAAGTTGGAGTAGGAAGAACCTCCTCTTCACTCTCATCAACAGGACGTGGTGCTGCATTCAACTGTAACACAAGGTTCAAACGTTCCTTGAGTTTTTCATAAGTCTTAAAGTTCTTGGGTGCTTCAAAGTCAGCAAGTGAATATGCTTGCTTCCAAAGAGACTCAAGTTTCTTGTCGTCATCAAGAAGGGGACCAGGTGCTGCGAACTCTGACTTGTCATAGTTCCAGTAACCATCGACCTTACGAATCTTCAACTTGAAGTTCGCTCCTTCCCAGAAGTTAAAAGGATCAAGAGGTTGCTCGTCTGCAAATGCAGGTTGCATTGCTTCAACAAGTTTGTCAAAAATCTTCTTACCATACTTATACAAGAAAACCCTGCCCTCATTCTCAGGATGAGCAGGATCACTCACAACATAGATGTTGCTGTAGTATGAAAGTTTACGCTTTTGTGCTCGTGCCTGTGCACGTTGTGGAGATCCTTCTCCACCTGCGTTCCAAAGTTCTGTATTATACTCAGAGACAGGATCTTGCTTACCAAGAGTAGTCAAAGAGTTTTCGATGTACCACTGCCCACCAGGACCTTTGAATGCGTGACTCCACACTTTTGCAAATGGAATATCTTCGCCATCAGGTGCAGGTAGGAATCGGATAACTGCGTAACCGTTACCTGATTTGTCCAGTTCTGGTTTCCAAAGACGGTCATCTACATTAGATGAACCTGCTTGGGGTTGATTGAGTTTCTCAATCTCTTGTGTCAGTTTTGCCAAGGTATTGCCAGTAGCAGATGCCTTTTTAAGTGATGCAAATGACATAGTTTGTATTCTCCGTATTAGTTGGATTGATTGGGTGTTTACTACTTGATTATCGTAGCATACTATTTATGCGTTGTCAACAGACTCGTTTATCGCCTTGGTCCATGGGTTGTTCTGACGTGCTGTTGCCCACTTGAGGTTAGTCAGATGATTGTTCTGTGTATCTCCATCTTTATGATCGATGTGTGCCAGTTCCCTAAGTGCTTGCTTGACCGTCTCAGGTGTTGCGTCCCAGTCCTCCTTAGGAATTCCCATCTCATGAGAGTGAGTATCTAAAGGTTCCCATGCCTCCTTGACTGCCCTGTACTTAGGGATAGTTACTTGAATTGCATCAGGACTTTGCCTAACTCTTTTGTGATACTTAGATGTTGGATCATTAACATATTTCTGGAATGGTTTTGCTCTCTTCTCAAGTTGAGGAAAGTCTTTTACATCTAGAGTGATACCAAAAGCAGGTGCAGATTTGTAACTGGTATTACCTCTCTGATAATTATTTGTTGTTGGATTAAGTATCCTAGGGTTTTTAGTTCGTGTGCTTAGACCACGACCATCCTTTGCTACAAACAATGTAGGAATGACTTTGCCTTGATAAGGAACTGGACGCCACTCGTCCTCACCCATAAATTCTTCTAAACCAATCATGACTTTTCTTGTTTTGCTGTTTGAAAGTATAGTTTGTAGTATCGTTTCTTCATTTCATCTAGTGTATTCATATCATCATCGAATGCCATGAACTTAAGTAACTGATACGATCCTTCTAGTTCACTGATTAGACGTAGTATGTTGACACTATGTCTTTCTAGACCACCATGGTCCCATTTACTACGGTCTGTCAAGTTCCTGTTTCGCAGCGTTCTCTAATGTAACCACCATAGAATCCATACAGTCCATAAGATCTCTGAATCCAAATGCTTTTGTCAACGAATGGATTCTCTCTTTCATTTCCCTTGCTTCCATGTCTTCTTTTGCAGCAAGACATAGACGGAAGTAAAATGTTTTTTGTTTCTCAATCAAATCTTTACATCCTTCGATGTGCTCCAGTTTTTCTTCCTTGCTCATCTCTGCAAGTTGTGAAGTTACTGTAGCAACTGATTGATATGTTTTGAAGATATCATTAAGATTATCTTGGACTTGTTCGGACTCGAAAAAACTCATAGCTTTGTGTGTATTACGTCTAGGATTACTCCTTTATACTTCTTACAATCTACATGTAAAAATGATTTGTATTTGGTTACCTTCATCTTAGTATCTTCCCAGATAGGATCAACTAAAATTTTAGAAAGGTTATCAATATAACCTAAGCAGTTTTCAAAGATGACTAATGTGTCTAGTGAAACTTCATTAGCATAGTATCTCCTTAACAGTGGAGGGTGTACTCCTTCTTCTGCTTTAAAGATGTCTTCAAATGATCTCTCATAAGGTTGTTCAAGATCATCTAATAAAACATTAACATCTTCTTTAAATTTATAAGTCAAAGACTCTCGATCAATTTTCCATCGAGTATAGTTTTCCACACTGAATGACTTGATGTATCCTCTAGGATCTGCCAAAAAGTTAGCGATGAAATAATCAAAGACCTCATGATCCTTGTACTTCACCGCTAGTTTTTTGAAAAAGTATCGATCAAGTCTCTGCTCAAAAGATTTTTCGGAAGCACGGACTTTACCTCGATACTTTTCATAGTCGTAGTCTTTTCTTGTGAAGTGTTGTTTAAGTGCTAGGTAAGTTTTATAAACTTCAAACCCTGTCACAGTGGTAACACTCCTTTAGAAGTTTGTTTCATGTAGTTGAGACGCTGTGCCTCATGCCTCAAGCGTTCCTTGAGGGGTTTGGATAATAACTTTGGAACCGTCTCGATTTCGATATCATTTTCCTGACAGTATGTAACTACTGCTTCGATGTAAGTAATAAGACCACCGCTACTCTTTACAAGTCTTTCAATCTCTTGAGAGAACTTAGTAGGTGTGAGGAACTTCTCCTCTACAACGGTTTTGGTAGACTTTTTCTTACCATCTTGTGACAGTACTTTATCAACCATGATGGAAAGCGACGAATTCAGAGATGTAGGTTTTGAGTAACTGTAAATAGTCATCAAGATTGTACTTCTCAAATATTTGAATAGTCCCCTCTTCAGTGGCAATGAGTGTGACAATTTTCTTTACCTCGATTCCAGATCTTTCAAGGAACATCGCTGCATATGCAGTCTCTTGAACAAAGTAATGCTCAATGTATGATTCCTTTTTTTCTTTAGTGGAAGTTTTAAAATCGATCACTGCTAATTCGCCATCGAACTCAGCAATGCAGTCAACACGTCCTGCAAGTCCGAGATAGTGAGAGTATAGGAAAGTTTCTAAGCAATGTATGTTTGAAATACGATTGAGATCTTTCTTTGCGGATTGAAACATACGAACTGACAATGGATTGTTCTCCAGATACTGTTCGATGTTTAAATTACCTCGGATATAGTCTTCGGTGATACTGTGAAATGCTGTGCCTCTTTGTGTTGCTCTTGCAGTGATACGATTTGCCTCTTGTTCACCAATTTTGGTCCTCCATTCTTTGAAGAACTGTGCGTTCTGAAACGATGTGATTGAGGTAACACTTGGAAAGTATTTATCAGTATCAGGTATTTTATAAAAACGAACACCGTCTTTATTCACAGGTTCAACTTCTGTTTCTTTGAAGTCTACTTTAACGAAGTCAAACATTTAAAATCCGAGATTGTATTTACTGATGAGATACGACTTCACAAGACCAGAGCGAACGATATCATTGATATCAAACTCGATGCATGCGAACTCCTTCATCTCTTCTAAGATTTTGATGAAGTCTGAGATACCAGACCTATCATTCTCTCGTGTAAGGTCAGTCTGAGTGATGTCACCACAGAACATAATCTTACTGTCTTCACCAATTCTGGTGATCATTGAATCCAACTCATGAAAGTTTAAGTTGGAGAATTCATCTACAATAACGATAGCATTATCAAGAGTAACACCACGAATAAAACTTGTAGACCAGAAACTAATAGTTTCCTGCGCTCTAAGATTGTCATAAAGCATCTCAAATGAATTGTCATCTGGCATACTGAACATGTATCTAACCATGTTCTTGTATGGAATCTGATAAAGTGCAGACTTATCTTCATGGTCTCCTGGTAGGAAACCAATCTCTCTGGTAGGAACCAAAGACCTTACAATGTATATCTTATCATAAGGAGTAGATTCGTCAAGTACCTCTTGCAATGCAAGATACAAAGTGATAAAGGTTTTACCTGTACCCGCTGCACCATGCAGTAAGAGATTCTTTCCTTCACTATACTGTGCAAAGGCAGTCTTCTGATTATCTGTTAGAGGACTAACAGGAACCAGATACGATGAATCGATAGGTTTCTTTCTTTTCATAGACTTCTTGGACATTCCGTTAGGGAAAGTTTTAGGAGAGTTAGTTCCTTTTCTTGCTCTTGCCATAGTTTAGGTGAATCGACTCAAGTTTGAACGAGGATGTGCTGCTTGTACTTTGGACATGACTTCTTTGAAACCATCATCCATCTTAGGTGTACCATAGGTTTTACCTGCAACACCCGCAGACCAGTCTTTATCCCAGTCTGGGTTATCCTTTCGCCATTGATCATAATCTGTCATTGACATGGAGAGTTCCTTTGTCTCTCCAGTTTCTTTGTTTTTTACTGGGTAGGTAGGCATTAGTTCCACTCCATTGCTTCAGAAATAATAGGGAATTGTTCAATAAAGATTTGCTTACAAGCGTTAGCAATATCCATGTGTTCCTGTTGTGTACCGTGACCAGATCTCAAAGAAATGTAGTGCATCCATGAACGGATGCTGCCTGACATGTAGATTTTGGTGGGCGTACATAAAGGTAGGATCATTCTAGCACACTCTTTAGCAATACCGCGAGAGAGCATGTCTTCATAAAGTGCGAATGAATCATCAATGACTTTACGCATCTTTATATCATACTCTTGAACTAAGAATTCGTCAACATCATCGATGCTGTTCTGACGATTCTTTGTGTCCTGACGTCTGAGTTTAGGTAACTCAATCTTGCCTAGCAGAGTACTATCAGCATAGCGTTGGGAAAATTCTTGATATGTGAACGAACGGTGCCTGAGAATCTGTGCAGCGATTGCTCTTGTTGTGCAGATCTCTAGTGTCATGAACGCTTGTTCAAAGATACTCCAGTGCTGATGTTTGATACAGTACTTTAACAACCCTGATACCTTAGGGTTCTCTTGATTATTGGGATTGCTTACTCGTGCTACATAACCAATAGTCTTCTCCGCTTCGGGAGTGACCGAAATCAGACTTACATTCATCGGGATTTTTTCTTCTTAGGTTTTTTTGCTTCAGTTGGATCGTTCCACAATTTAGGATTTACATTACCCTTGGATTGTACGAACGTTACAAAGTCTTTCTTATAGAGATCATAATAATAATCAAAAAGATCTACTGCCTTTTGGCAGATAGTAATGTCATAACGTTCTTTACCGTCCACCTTATAGGTTACAAGGTAGGCAGTATAAGGCAACGAGGTATCGTTTGCCTTCTCTTTATCACAGTTCTCATGAAGAACTTTCAACTTCTGTTCCCCCACTCAATTTGCGTGAATGCTTCTTTGACTACTGCTTTTGTGATACGCTTGTACTTTGTACTAAGTCTCTTATCTTTTACAAGGCAGAGAAGTTCTGCTTCTTCAGCAGACAGTCCTTCTAGGAGTTGGACAAACAGAGATTCTCTTTTAAGACCAGGTAGTTTATCAGCACCACCTTTCACAAATCTGTACAAACCTTTGTACTCTTGCTCTAAGCGAGTGTGATCAGTGCCTACTGGTGCATCATTAGGTGTGTAAGGTACATCACCCTCTGGAAGCATGGAGACTACACTGTCATCAAAGTTCCAGATCAAAAGAGATCTAAGTGCTTGACTGTTGTGTCTATGAAGAATTTGAATCTTCTCGTCCTTTGTTTTTGCGTTTGAGACTTTTCGTAAAACCTCACTGATAAGCAACCTAGGGTTGCTGTTGTCCATGTTTTTAGTTGCCATAATGATTGTTAAATAATGAAATCAATCTTCCTCGTCATCGTCGAGTTCTTGGATATCCCAAGGTGATGTTGGTCTGACGTAGATAAGTTCATCATGTAAGATGTTACCGTCCTCATCAAGCATCTCTGGATGTGTAACTGACTTGGCATAAGCAGCGTTTTCGATGTAATCTTCAACGTATCCTTTTGCCAACCAAGAAACAGTCATTCCTAAGATGAATGCTCCGATGGTAACTAATGTTGCTAGTGCTATTAGCATGGTTTCCTCCTATGGAATAAAGAATAAATGGAAACCAACCTCCTATGTTTGAACTACTTTTATTTAGAAACTTTTTTGCGTCCTGGTCTACGATCTAATTCATATTGCCAAGCATCTTGTAGGATCTTGTACAAATAATCTTTGATCTTTCTTGCTCTTGGTTTCCCAAGATGACCATACGCTTCACGAATAAATCGGTGGTCTGTGCTTTTGCCACCCTTGATGTAATGATCTAAATCATAGCAAAGTTGCGAGATTGTATCTGCAGTTGAGGAAGAAATAAAATCACTTATCTCTCTCCTCTTGATCTTGTTTGCTTTTAAGTAATCGTATGCTTTGAAATAAAACTTGTTTTCTTCAAAGGCACAATCAATGGATCGCTCCACAAGATCATAAAATTCTTCCATTATCAAATAAGGTTGTGTTCACGGAGGTATTGTACAGTCTCAGTGCATCCACCAAGATTAGTACTGTTCAGCACTACCTGAGGAAAGGTAGAACCGTTACCGAATTGATTATAGAATGCTTCTCGTTCAAAGTCAACCCCCAGTTTGTATTCTCGGAAATTGTATCCTTTTCCTTCGAGCACTTGTTTTACTTTAGTGCAGTAAGGGCAACCAGTACGAGTGTAAACAGCAAAGTTCATGAGCATAGTAGGGAGAATAAAAAAGGGGACCCGTAGATCCCCTAGGTTTCAGTTTATATAGCAGCGATTTTAGAAGGAGTACTTAATACCTGCCTTCGTGCCATATCCGCGATCAACATTGCTGTCGCCAGATCCAAGGAAACTAACTTCACCGTATGCAGAAAGAGCATCGGACAACCCAAGACCAAGACCTGCTTTACCAGAAGGAACAGTGTCTGCCTCTCCACCATCAGGAGAAACGAAAGTAGCACCGCCCTGTACATAGTATGAAGCAGATTCTCCAAGAGCACCTTCCCAACCAACGTGAGCGTCAGTATTAGTTCCAGTATAGTTTGAACCAGTCCACGCAGAATTGGCTTCAACGTTCACATATGGACCTGCGAAGGCAGCACCAGAGGCGAGAAGAGGAGCAGCAACAGATGCTGCGATTACAGATTTAATAGACATTTTTTTAAAAGAATTTACTTGCGGAATTTTTCTACCCGCAGATGAAAGAAGTCTCGACATGACTTCGTGTTAGGTATGATTGAAGATGACCTAGCGCGAGTAGTTGAGGCATTCGGAAATACTTAATCAGGTGGCGTCCCACCTTCACCGAGTATTTATACTAACATGATCCCAAGGATTTGTCAAGTGTCGTTGGAATGTTTTTGTTCCAACTTAATCTCGGCACGCCTCTTGAGAAGTTTAGCGTACATGACCTCCTCCTTAGTATAGCATGCTTTGTTCTTTTTGCGTGCTTTAATAATCTTTTTTGCTGCTTTTATTGTGTCTTTTAATCTCATGACGGATTTCCTCCAGTTTTTGTCTTGATTCTACAAGCATCTTAGCGACCTTTGCCCTGCCCTCATAGTATGCATCAGGATTAAATTGAATGTCAATGTAGTCCATGGGGTCCATGATTGCATCGAACTCTGCATCACCATCACCTACAATCTCCCTGATCTCTTTAGGCAGATCTTCATTTTTAATCTTTGGTAGTTCCATTAGTACCCTCCTTCGGATGCTGATTCTGTTAGTTTGTATCCTACAGCGTCTCGTGTTGACCAAATGAGATTGCTCACACTTGGTACACCTAGTGTTAGATCAAACGATGTTGCCACATAGTCTACACCCGCACCTGCTGTAATGTCAAGTTTTGCGTTACAGTCATTGCCATCAAGATCTCTGAAACATAGTCTGGTGTTATTATTCTCGCGTACAAATCCACCTGAGTTAGCGACGATGGTTGCATTATAAGTTTGACCTCCTTGTAGTACAACCGTTCTACTAGTTTCACCTGAGGATCTGCTCGTATCTTGAACAAACTGTTGACCTGCTGCGGTGTAGGTTCCTAGAGCAGTGCTATAAGCGTTTGGATTATCACTCCATTCAAAATCTAGTACAAACTCTCTGCTGCCAGATCCTGTCGTTACGATACTTCCATTAGAACTAAAAGTTGCATTGACGTTAGAAGATCCTGCTACTGCTTTTAATCTATATGCTACACCACCTGGGTTCTTAGACCACACATTATTACTTGCTTGGGAAAACGTTATGTTGGTCACTGTGACCCCAAGTACATGAGGTCCTGTGCTTACGTTATTAATATTTATAGTTGATGCTGCCTTGCTTGCAATAGAACCAATGCTTACACCGTCCCATGTGAATGATGCAGTGTCATCACAGGCAACCTCTAGTTCATAATTACCTGCTGTTTCGATCATTATATTAGAAGTCGCAGTGTGTGGTGTACCAGAGAGGACTGCTGTGTTAGAAGGGTAGACAGCATACTCATTCAAGAGAGCATGACTCGCCCAAGTTTGATGTGGACCTGACTTAACCCATGGAGCAGGTGCAGGTACAAAGCATTCAGTGCCTCTACAGATCTTTAAATACCATCCACCAGGGTTTCTACCCCAGTTGTATGCAAGACCTTCTGGTTGTCCATCAGCACCTACAAACCCTGCATCAGAGTTTGTACACCTTACTGATAGTGTTAATGTACCTGCATTGAGTGTAAGAGATTGTGAGTATGGAGTAGCATATGAACCACCTGCAAAGATACCACCTGATACATTATTAAAGTTTGCGAGTGGAATTGATATATCATCTAAAAACACTGAGAATGTATCATCAGCACCACCAGTGATTGTGTATGTATCTGTAGCAGGAATAGGGATTTGATATGTTACTTCTTGTATTTGACGAGGAAGAGTACATTGTTCTGGGTTTACCCATACAGCAAACTTGTTTCCCTCTTCACTCCAATAACTATCGTTTCCTGGGTTATCGATATCCCTACTTACTACAGGATAAGTTACTGGGGTAGATCTCTGGACTTTGTATTTCGTAACTTCAGTTCCATCTGCTGTGAAGAATTTTAAAGGTTTAATATTGATATCAGGATCAAAGTCTGAACAGGCAGCAGGACCCGCAGTAGGCACAAAGAAAGTAGGAGCAAAGTTCCAAGTTCCAGGGAAAGGTCCATCTTCAAATGCTGTGTAGGGATTATCTCTGTCGTAAATATATTCACAATCGTAAAAACTTCCGTCCTCTCTCTGCTTACATCTTTGTTCTTTAAATCTTGGTAACCCTGGAAAAAGATCTTGATCCCATCCCCAATCACCACCAGTAGTTGCAACAGGAACACGCACATCTACCTCAGTATCTCTGATGACTGATGGTGAATAGTCTGCTGTTGCTGTCTCTGGAAGGATTACGTCACATACTGGACCAAAGTTCCCTTCTGGATAATAAAATGCCACAAAAAAAGAGGAGGGGGTACCTCCTCTATTTAGGATCCATCTCGAACGAGACTATTTATAAAGCATTACCTCTAGGAAGAACTTCCTCAGGGAAGACAAAGTTCTCATGAGGTTGATCGACTGGTGCCATCCATGCACGAAGACCTTCGTTTAAAAGAATGTTCTTAGTATAGAACGTTTCAAACTCTGGATCCTCCGCTGCACGAATCTCCTGAGATACAAAATCGTAAGCACGAAGATTAAGAGCGAGTCCAATGATACCGATACTAGATGTCCAGAGACCCATGACGGGAACAAAGAG